GCAAAATAAAAAAAAACTGCGTTAATGGTAAGTAGTGGAACTTTCTGAAAAATTGTACATAAAGTAGGGAAGTTCCGATGACTGAATTTTAAAACAAAAAACCAAGAAACCAATTGCAAGGTTAAGTGCTACAAATACATAAAATTTATCCAGAAACAATTGTAAAAATGTATTTTTATCCAACCGAAATTTTTAAGAATTAACAAAGTAAAAAAAAAGCCACCCGAAAGAGTGGCTATTTTTTTTATTTAAAAAATAATATTATTATTTTCTAAATGCTCCAATTTTGTAAGCTACTAATACTAACAACCCAATTGTAATTGTGTTATGAACATTAACTCCGCCTAGCCAATTTGGATTTTTGATGTCAAAAAATCCTTCCATTTTTAATTTATTTTATTAATTAATAACCACAAATGTATATAATTATAAAATCATATTTTAAATAATAATAAAAATAAATGAAATTTTTATTTATGTAACTAATTCAGTTTAAAACAAATGTAAAATAATTATTATTTAGAAGATAATTAAAATCATTCGTATTTATTATTTATATTTGCTTTTTATTATACTAAAATAAATATGAAAAAATCAACCCTAACAGAAGATAAAGCAGAACAAACGCCTACTGGCGGAGTACTTGTTGGTAAAAGAAAAGGGCAAACTATTATACATAACAAAGGAACTTTAAGCGGATATTTAGTTGGTAAAACACACGCAGAGGGTGGTATTAAAGCAGTAAACAAATCTACTGGACAAGCATTAGAAATGCAAGGTGGAGAAGTTGTTATTACCGCACCAGCAGTTTCTGACAATACTAAAAGGGAGTTTGAAGGTAAAATGATGACCAATAGGCAAATTTTATCTACTATAAATGAAAAAGGTGGTGGAGTTGCATTTGCAAAAGATGGAATGGAAATACCTAAAAGTATAAAACGCACTGGAGCAAGTTATAAGTATGGTGGTAAAACAATGACTGACCACGAAATATATAAGAAAATTACTGGAGGACATTTAGCCGAAGGAATGACACTTTCTAAAATTGCTAAAAAGCATAATGTTTCTGTAAAAGATTTACAAAAGCAAGTTGATATGGGTATGAAAGCTGAAAGCGAACATACTTCAAGCAAACGAGAACAAATGAAAATTGTAAAAGACCATTTGTTTGAAAACCCAAAATATTATTCTTTGCTTAAACGAGCTGGATTAGAAGATGGTGGATTAACTCTTAATGGGTTTGATGTAGATTATTTTGAAACAAAAAGAGGTATTTATGCAAATTTAGAAATACCATCGCAAAATCCTACTTTTGAAGATGATATACAAATTAAAGGTTTTGGAAAAAATGAAAAAGAAGCATTTAAAGATTTAAAAAAAGAACTTGAAATTTATTTAAAAAAATCTAATTATAAACACGGAGGTAGAGTTCATAGAGGAAGTCTTGTTAGAGATGCTAAAAGTGGTAACACATCAGCCAGAGATTTAAACAATTACAATGATATGCTAGATGTTGAAGCCGATGGAAAAGTTGGTGGAGATACTGGTTTATTTGCAAATGGAGGTACAGTTAAGCCTTACGATGCAAATATGGATGGCGATAGTGCTGATATGATGTTTGCAAAAGGGGGTGCTACTGATGTTGTTGTAGATAACTGGAGTGATATACCAGATGAATTTAAAAACATAAGATTGCCAAAGCAAATTGATTGGAACGCAAACCCTAGCGATGATGGGTTAAATGAAATTGTAAAACCATTTTTAAGCAAAGAACCATTAAGACCAGCGATGGAAGGTATAAACTTTGATGATAATGGAATAACAGTTACAAACGCACATATTTTATTAACTATACCTACGGTTGACCACGAGTTTCAAGGAATTTATAAAAAAGAAAAATTATCATCTAAATCTTTACAAGAAGTATTTCCAGATGGGGTTATAAAAATTGATGCAAAATTTCCAAATTACGAGCCAATAATTCCTAAACAATCAGAAATTAAAAAAGTTTTTTATGTTGATGTCTTAAAACTACTAACGTATTTTAAGGTAGCTAAAAACTATTCGGACAACACGCAAATTGTATTTAAAATTGATGGTTCAGAAATGTCTGTTGCTCCAGATTTAATGATTAATTTTTTAACCTCCTTAATCAAGCTTGGTGGTAATCAATTTATGTATGTTAGCTTTCAAACAGATAAAAGAGGTTTAATTTTTAGCTACTATTCAACTTTTTCGTTAGGCAAAGATGTTATTGGATTAATAATGCCTTATGTTTTTGATAAAGGAGAAACTTACGGTGCAGTAAATGAAGAAAAAAAAGCAGAGTTAAATGTTTACTTTGACTTTGATTACAATGTAATTCGTAATGCTGATGATAGTATTGTTGATTTAACTCCAAAGCCTACAAAAACAAGAGCTAAAAGAACGCCAAAGACAACTCAAAGTCAAACCAGTACACAAAAAAGCAAAACCCTAACAAAAGAAGAATTAGAACAGTCTAAAATATGGATTGGAAGTGATTTAGGTTTGAGGGATATGGTTATGGAGAAACTTAATAAAATAGGTTTTGAATTTGATAAAGGTTACGGAGATAAAGATTTATCTACAAAAAAAGGCATAAACATTAGAATATATACAAATGATTTTGTAGTTTATGGCGATGAATTAAAAACATATTTTGATAAAATGGAAGTAAAAGAAATTTTTCCTTCTGATTTAGGAATTGACAGTACAGATACATTAGACGAAACCATTACAGATGAAGATGTAGAAATTAAAAAACTAATTTTAGCATTTATAAAAGAAGGTAGTTGGAGTTTAGAAAAAGAAATAAAAACAAAAGAGGGAGATAGTTTCTTTAAGGATTTTTACAAAAATGAACCCCCAACTATTTATAGATTAACTGCTATTAGAGGTCAAGGATTATACCCAACTGATTTAAAAACATTAAATTTTTTAGATAAGATTGGTTTGTATGATGATTATGAAGAACCAGTAAAAGAAACTTCGTCTGAAAAATTTACTTCTGGAGAAATAGATGCTTTTAGTCAAATAGATGCAATTGTTGATAAATATAAAATAGATTTTATTGATGTAACCTCGTGGGGATTTGAAGATAGAATAACAGATTTTGATATAGTAGATACATTAACTGGAGATGTTTTTTATTTAAGACAATATAATTTATCATTAGGTGTTCAAGAGGAGGATGTTGACATAGAAAAGTCAAGAGCATTAATAAGAAAATATAAAGAATTTAAAAAATTAACGCCTACTAAAGATGTAGAAAAACAAGAAGAAAAAGTTGAAGTTTGGAAGCTTTATCCAGTATCGGAAGATGGACAACACACTTCTGATTTTGGACTTTATGGTGCTAAACAATTATTAGAATATTTAGTAGATTCTTATTCACAATTTCCACAAAGAGATTTTTTTGAATTTAAGATAGTTGACCAAAATGGTAAAACATACGATAATGTTGATTTTTTTAAAGGTTTAGATAATTTAACAGACCTTGTTGCTTTTATAAATAGCGGAAAGCAATTTACAGATAAATACGATTGGCTAGAATTTAATCTTTATGATGCACCAAAAGAAGTTGCTCAAAAAGAAGAATTAAAACCGAGTAAAACCGAAAAACCAAAACGTAATTTTGAGTTAGAACGTAAATACTTGTCGCAAAGGATTTCAGATTTGGCAAAAGAGTTGGATTTAAAAAAACCAATACTATCAAATGAGGAAGTTGCTTTTTACCAAAGAGAGATTAATTCATTTATTTTAAAGTTAAGAAAACTTAACGATGCTGAAATGAGTTTAAAACCTATTGAGGAAAGAGTAAGGGGTGTATATGAATTAAAGATTTCAAGTTTTGACAATCAGTACACCGAAACAGATATGACCTCTATAAACGCCTTAAAATCGCAATTAACAGAAAAGGAATATTTTAATGTTAGAACGCCAGAGTTTAAATCGTTTTTTGGAGATTGGGAAACTGCGTATTTGAATGATAGTTATGCTGGAGTATCGAAAGTTATAAATCCAGTTACAAAAGAACCTCAACCAGTATTTCACGGAACAAACGTTTTATTTGTAAATTGGAAAACATACGATAGTAACAACGCACATTATTTTGCAGTTAAGAGAGAGTTTTCAGAGTTTTTTGCTACAACTTGGGAGGAAAGAACGGATAAAGCTGGAGTAGATTCAGAAATTCTTAAAAAATTAAATCCAAACAGAGGAAATTTTTTATTAAGATGTTTTATTGATGTAAAGAACCCAATTGATTTTTCAAGATTTGGTGTAGAAAAATATCCTATAAGAGAGTTCCTTACTTTTTTAAGGGTAAACTATAACATTGGAGATTTTGATTTTTGGACTAATATAACTTCGCATAGCGGATTTACACAAGATACAGAAGTGTATGCTTGGCAAATTATTAGATTGTGGCAGTCTTTTACAAAATATGTAAAAGTGTTTACGACTTATGATGGGTATATTTTTTACGAATACATACCAACAAAACCTTATGGTGGATTGGAAAACGCATCGCTTTCTTATTGTGCTTTTGATAGCAACCAGATTAAGTTTACAGATGCCTACGAGTTTAACGCATTGTCTAATGATTCAAGATTTGATTTAGGAGGAATTTTATAATTATGAATATTCAAGAAAAAATAAAAGAGTTAGGATTAGTTCCTTTGTTCCCAGATTACTACTATTTTAATAGCAGTAAGTCAAGTGATAATGATAATTTAAAGATTGTGTCAGACGAAATTAATTTTATTCAAGTAATGCGTTTTAATAGACCGTTAATTGATAAAAACCTATACATATCTTTAAGTATTGATAATTTAAGTTTTGAAAGTCAAATGAAATTCGTTATTACTACTGGCGCAATATCAATAAAAGGAGATGATATTTATAGAGATGAATTTTTTGATTTAAAATTTGATAATTTACCAGATGTTTTAAATTTCTTTAACGAGAAATATGAAACTGTTGCCAAAGTTTTTAATGAAATGCTACTTGAAAAATTGAAAGATGAATTAGAGGAAGAAAAAAAGAAGCAAGAAGAACAAGAAGAACAAGAAAAGTCTGAACAAGAGCAAGACAAACAAGAAGGGGAACAAGAAGGGGAAGAAGAAGAAGGAGAAGGTCAAGGAGAGCCACAAGAAGGAGAAGGAGAAGGAGAAGGTCAAGGAGAGCCACAAGAAGGAGAAGGAGAAGGAGAAGGAGAGCCACAAGAAGGAGAGGGTAAAGGAAAGCCAAAAGAAATGTCTGCGGAAGATATTAAAAAATTGCTAGAGGAATTAAAAAAAGAGCAAAAAGGAAAATCAAGTGGTCAATCTGATAATGGTGGAGATGAAATTGATTTGGAAGATTTTTTAGATAAAGTTGAAAAAGGAGAAGCGGAAAACGATTTTACCAAAGGTTATAAAGACAAAGACCTTAAAGAAAAAATTGATGATGAAAAAGGTGGAGGGCAAGGAGAAGGAGAACCAGATGATATGAATTTTGATTTGCCAGATTTTCCAGAGCCACCAGCCAATTCTGATAAAAGGATTGAAGGAGTTTTAGATGCTATTGTAGATATGCTAGATACTGACAAAGAAGATATTAAAAGACAATTCCCAACGCAAAAATCGGCAAAATCTTTTGTAAGTTTGTTGTCGCCAAATGAATTAGATTTTATAACTACGCAAGTTGGCTTATCCGAAACTTTAAGTAGATTTGAAAAACAAAAATTAATAACAAGTAATTTCATAACAGAATTAGAAAACATATAAATTATGACAAGAGAAGAATTAGAACTAGTAATTAGCGACACTACATTATCACAAGACACAAGAGATGATGCTAAAGGTCAACTAGCAAAATTGGATGCCTTGCAAACTTCGTCTGGAGTACAAGGTATAAACAATGATATTTTATTTGCGGTACGAGAGTTTAATCAATCAATCGACAAATTGGCAAAAGCTGGTGTTGATAAAAAGCAAGTTGAAGATATTGTAGATGATAAATTCAGAGATACTAAAATTGGTAAAAATAATTTAGATTCTACTGTTTTAGAACTTATTGGTAAAACTCAAACTGTTCAAATTATTAACTGGCAAAATGTTGTTGTTAAGACTGGAGATGGTAAGAAAAGAAAGATTTTTGATTTAATGCTTTCTGATTTTGAAGCTGGTAACAACATTTACCTTTACGGTGGTGCTGGTACTGGAAAAACCTTTATTGCAAAAGAAGTTGCAAACGCCTTAAATTATAAATTGATAACTTTAAACTGTAATCAATTTACTTCGCCTTTGGATATAGTTGGAGGGCAAACGATTGAGGGTTATCAAGAGGGTAGATTAATTGATGCCTTTGGATATACTGATGCAAGGAAAGAAATGAATAAAAGAACTGGAAAATATTTTTCTGGTGCAGTTTTATTATTAGATGAATTACCAAAACTTGACCCGAATACTGCTGGGGTATTAAATGATGGTTTATCAAAAATTAAAGACCCTTCTGAAAGAACGCAAGATGGTTTAGAAATACGACCAGAAATTACGAATGGTAGAGGAGAAATTATTACAAAAGGAAATGTGTTTGTTATAGCAACTGGAAACTCTTTGTTAAATGAAGCTGATGTAAACTATGAAGCCAACTTTAAACAAGATTTATCTTTACAAGATAGGTTTGCTGGAAGCACATACGAATTGATTATTGACCCACAATACGAATTAGATAATTTGATGTCAAATATTAAGATTGGAGATGAATTAGCAAATTTCACTTTTATATTTAATTTCTTATTCAAATTAAGAACCGCAGTAGAGGATAATAATTTTTCAAGTAGAGCATTTGTTTCTCAAAGGTTAATGATTTCTATGAGAGATACCTATATAGCTTTTAGACTTAACGAAAGACAAGGAGATAAAAGAATAAAAAGTCCAAAGACTTTACAGATTGCAGTTAAAACATTTTTAGATTTATTTACAGAACAACAAAGAAGTGTTTTGGAAGCAGATGTAAGAGTAGATGAATTTTTTGATTTAGTCAATAACAAAAATTTAAAACCATTAGATTCATTGGATTCTCCAGAGGATAAAACGGAAGCAAATTTATTGATTAAAGCATTTGATTTAAAAAACGCAAACAAAATTAAATAATGCCAAAAGCAAAAGATAATTATATAGTATTTGGATTTGACCCCTATAAATTTATAGATGAGGGATTGGATATTGTACGAAAAGATGGTTTAAGAACTATTTATTCCGAAAGTTCAGTTACAAGCGGTATGAGTGTCAGAGGTAAAGATTACAATTGGCACGGATATAAAAGCGGTTCGTCAAAATCTTTTGCAGAGCAATTTGATGTTAATTCTGGATTAGGAAGTTTTTTAGACCAAGATTTATTAACAAAGGTAGAGCAAGTTTATTCCAATATAAATGCCAAGTTAGATTTAGGTGGAGATTTTAAAGCATCGAGAATTAGATTTACTGAAAAACCATTAGGAATATTTTCATTTGCACAAGCTAGTAAAGGTTTAATTAGACCAGTAGAATATTATTCAAAAGAGGAAAATAAAATAATACCTCCAGATGATGTTTTTAAGGGCGAATTTAAGGAGCTAGATTACTTTTATTATAAACACGATGGTAGAGAAGTTATTGTGGAAAGAAGGCAAGAAGGCACTACAAAGATAGCTGATAGTTGCACCGATGTACTTTTAAAAGAAGATGAACAAAGCAAATTGTTTTTGCCATACAATGCAGAAGGTAAAATTGTAAACGAGTGTAAAGGAAATAAATTGAGATATGCTACAACCACAAAAAAGGTTTATGCTTATCGAGAAAAAAAAGGTGGAGGTATTGCTCCTTATGTAGATTTATACATTTCTACTGGCGGTTTAGGTAGTGTTAATCCAGAACAAATGATTATACGTTCATTGCCAAATATTCTATTATCAAGGATATTGGAAAAAGCTGGTGTAAGGGTTAGAATATTTGCTTATTGGTCAAATAGAGATTACAATAAAGACAGAGATTTTAACACTATGTTTATGTTAAAAAACTATGGAGAAACTATTGATTTAAACAAGATTGCAGTATTTTCTTCGGATACACGTTTTTATAGATATTGGTTAGCAAACTCAACTGTTGGTTGGTATAAATTTATGTGTGGAGATTCTAAAAGTGGTTTTGACACAACTGGTACGCTTGACCCAACAACGTTTATGAGAGATATTTTACCAATGGTTAGAAACTATGTAAGCTATAAAATCAATGTAGGAGAATTTCCATCGCAAGTTGTAAATAAAAAATTGATGTTATTTGCAAATATGGATGTTGATGCTAGTGACAAAATAGAAACTCCAGAAATTGAGAAAAAAGTAATTGAAAAGTTTTATTCTATTTTAGATTATATTCAAATGCAATTATCCAATACTCCAAGAAAGGTGTTGCAAGACATTATTAAAAGAGAAAAGGATAATGGAAAATCAGAATACGAAATTAAGAGTTATATTAGAAGCGCAATTACCAATGTATTGTCGCCAACCAAAGAATTTCAAAAACAAACTCCAGCAGAATTGAAAAAGATGTTGGATAGCGGAAGTTTGACTAAAAAGGAATACGAAGAAAAATTAAGAGTGGAGATTATGTTAGACACACCGAAATATGCAGATGATATAATCGAGGAGAGAGAAAAATTATTAAATATATTAAATACTTTAATACTATAAAAAATGAATTTAGATAGAATTAGTATAAAAATGGGTGGTGCAAATACATCGTATATGTCTTTAGCTAAAATTTCTGATTTTAGTAAGTTATATACAACTATCTTATTTATAGAAAAATCAAGTCCTCAAAAAATAAATACTGGAGATAGTATTCAAGCGTTTAATTTTAAAAATATTGAACAATTTAAAGGATTAAGACCATTTAATGCTTATACGCAAGAACAATTGCTTTTTTTGTATAATCAATATGGTTCAGATTTTCTATATCAAACAAAGCTTCATTCTGGGGATTTAGTTAGGTATAATGGATTGAAGTATGTAGTATTAGGTATTGTGGTAAACACATACGCACAATGGAATATGCCAACACCTTTGTTGTTTAATCCAACTAACGTAAATAACGATTACAAATCTTTATACGGAAGCAGATTAACCGAAGAACAAATTAACAATAAAATCAATGATAATTTCCAAGCTGGAAAATATGATGCTGATATGGTTATTCCTTTGGTAGATGCAAATGATTTTTCAGAATACATAACTGTAATAGAGCCAAGACCAACAAAGGAAGAAGTAGAATTAATGTTTGATTCAGTTAAAGCAGAAAAAGACCTTACAATTAAATCTCAAAAGGATGTTTTTATTGATACTATGTTGCGTTTGAGAGGTAATGAAATAAATAAAATCAAAGAGGTTAATGAAGATTTATTTAAAGGTGTTCAAACTTTGTTATTGTCGGTAAATAAAGCGGTAAACGAGCAAATAGAAATGCTACCAGAACCAGCAATTGAAAAACCAGCAAGAAAATCAAGAGAGAAAAAAGTTGTTGAAGAAGTAGAGCCAGTTTTAAAAATAGATTCAGATGATTTGCCAGATTTTATTGGCAAAGATTTGATGGTAAAAGATTATCCAGAGCAAGTCAAAAAGCTAATTGAATTTAGAAGTATCCAACAAGAAGGTTCTGCTTATATTTTAGACGACACAATAGTATTTGCATTTGATTGGGATAAAACACAAGAAGGTGCTCGCTTTTGGTCTGATATAAATGGCAATGGAGATTTAAGAGGTTTTAAAGAAAAGTATGGTAACAAAGGAGAAAAGGTTGATGAATTAATTGCAAAAGAAGAAATAGATTCAGATGAATTGCCAGATTTTATTAATAAACGAATAGACTTAAAAAGATTACCAGAACCAGTTAAAAAGTTAGCGTTATTTAGACAAGAAGAACAAGATAGACCTTTTAATGAAAATGTTCCTTTATTTAATGCTTTTGGATGGAGTGAAACACCAGAAGGAGAAGATTTTTGGGAATTGATTAATACTTTAGGTGATTTACGAGGTTTTAAAGAAAAGTATGGTAACAAAGGAGAAAAGGTTGATGAATTAATTGAAAAAGAAAAAGTAAAGCCAGTAGTTAAAACGCAAGAAGTAAAAGCAGTAGAGTTAATCCTTTACCCACCTAGCGGAGGAGTTTTAAATGTTAAAACAGAAAGCTTATATGAATTATTTGAGATTAGTAGATTTGTTTTAAGTAAATTTAAAACAAAAAGGCGAAAGTTAAATTTTAGTGTAATAACTGATTCTGCAAGTCATACAACAGAAATTTATTTTAGCGGTGATGATTCCGCAGACAAACTTTTAAGTTTATTAGTTGAAAAGTATGATACTTTTGTAACACCAAAGTTAAATTGGAAAAATTTTGATGAAAGACAAGCCGATATTGATAGGATAAAATTAAACGAAGAAATTATAAATGATTCTTTTAAACCAGAACCAAAACCAGTTGAAGTGGAGAAACCAAAACCAGTAGTGGTAGAGAAACCAAAACCAGTAGTGGTTGAAAAGCCAAAACCAGTTAAAGTTGAAAAACCTAAACCAGTTCCAATTCAAAAACCAAAACCAATAGTGCGTGAGAAACCAAGACCAGTTCCAGTTGAAAAACCAAAACCAGTTAAGGTAGAAAAACCAAAACCAGTTAAAGTAACAAAACCAAAAGTGGAAGATGACCTTTCCTTTTTAGATGATTTAGATAATATATTTTAAAACAACGATTATGACTATTAAACAAAAATTCAGTTCAATTGACCAAAGCAAATTAACTGCCGACCAAAAATCATTTTTAGATAAAATTAAAAATGTAACAAAAAACTTTTCTGATGCTGAAATGAATAAAAAGGTAGAACAACCTTTAGATAACTTTATTGCAAAAGCAAAAGAAAAAATGCCAGAAGCGGTTAAGTCTGCTCCAGTAAAAAGTACTTCAAAAGCAAAATCAAGTCAAACCAAAAAACCAAAACGTACTGCAATGTCGTTGGCTAAAGAAATTCGTAAAGAAGGCGAAAGCTGGAATGAAGCAAGAGCAAGAGCAAGTAAAATGATGAAAGAGGATAGTAAGGATTTAAGCAAAACTGTTGAAACCGAACTTGACAAATTAAGCAAACTTGTAAAAAGCGCAAAAACAAGAGGTAAACTTGCTGGTATTTCTGGTACTGATATTAAAAGAGATGCAGTAAGAAAAGCAAAACCAAGAGGTGCAAGAAGGGTAACTCACTCTGGGGAAACTTCTAATCAATATGGAACGTTTAATAACAAAGTAGGTAGAAAATATTACGAGAGTAGAGATAGACACTCTGATAGACTTGCGCCAAACTATCCAAAAAATGCTCCTTTGTTAGAAAACGGTGCTTATTTGACCGACCCTACTTTTGGAAACTTTCAAAATCAAGTTTTTGCCGAAGGTGGAGATATTGATGCCTTTACTTTAAGAATGGTAAAAAGTAATGGTGTTCAACCAGCGGAAATGTTAAAAGAAGATGCAAATGTAAAATATGCTAGAGGTGGATTTTTTGGAACTAGCAGACCAAAGTCGGCTTTAATGAGAGATAGGAAAAATGTCAATCATTCAGAAGATTATGAAGTGCGTTATTCTAAACCAAGACCAAGCAGAACTGGTTACAGTGGAAACAGAAGATTTGCTGGTGGGGGTAGAGTAGAATCTTTAACTAAAGAATTACATAGACTTAAAAGAGAGCTAGATAGTAGTCGATTACAAACTTATAGATTAGGAGATGTTTCGCAAGAAGCTATTGATAGAAAAAAAGAAAGAGAAGTAAAACTTGCTCGTTTTAACGAAGTGTTAAAAGAATTAAGAGAAACGGATGAAAAATTTGCATTAGGCGGAACTGTTGTTACTGATTTAGCTGGTCATACTGGAGGTGGAACTGGAGGTTTAAATGCTGGTATGCCTTTAAATGGTTTTAGCAATACTTCTTATACTGGATTAGTTGGAGAAACTGGTGCAATGTCAAGTGGAGAAATGTTTATGAATGGTGGTGGACTTCCAGAATTTTCACAACAATATTATATTGTTACAGAAGCATTAGGAAACCCAGCTCAACATTTTAACAAAGGCGGTTCGATAACAAACGAAAGAAAACACGTTAATCACAATGAAGATTACGAAGTGCGTTACGCTAAACCAAGACCACATAGAAAAGGTTACAAAGGAGTAAGAGGGTTTAACAAAGGCGGTTCAGTAACTAACGAAAGAAAACACGTTAACCACGATGAAGATTACGAAGTAAGATACTCTAAACCAAGACCAAGTAGAAAAGGATATAAAGGAGCAAGAAAATTTATGGCTGGAGGAAGTATGGAAACACCAAGAATTTACGTTGCTGATTTGGAAGCCTACAATAGCGGAAGATTAGTTGGAGAGTGGTTAGATTTAGCAGATTACGACAATGCTGATGAATTAATGGATGCAATTCAAGATGTACTTAAAAAATCTGGTGGAGAGGAATATGCTATACACGATGTAGAATATGTACCAAGAAGTATGTATTCAGAATATATGGGTCAAAGAGATTTTGAAGAATTGTACAAAATGATGGATTTGGCAAAAGAAAATGATTTACCATTAGAGGTAGTTCAAGATGTAGTTAGTCAATATGATGAAATGTCAGTTAGAGAATTTGTTGGAAAATACGATAGTGCAGTTGATTTTGCACAAGAATTAGTAGATGATTTGGGTGGTATTCAAAACTTTAATGATTTTCAATATTATTTAGATATTTCTGAAACTGATAGAAGATTGTTATCACAAGAAATGGCTGATAGCTATGCAGAAGATATTAGAGATGAAGATGGTGGCAATAGACTTATTGAAGAAGCTGGTTTAAATTTAGACGAGTACGAAAATGCAGATGAAAAAGAAAAAGATGAATTGCTTGATTTAGCTCAAAGTATGGTTTCTGATGAATATTACGATACGTGGTATGAAGGATTAAACGACCCTTATTACTTTTTAGTAGAAGAACAAGGAATGTATAGTGCAGAAGATTTTGCAAACGCAAATTTCATAAGAGTTGATTATGAAAAATTAGCGGATGCTTTAGACCAAGATTATACAATCATTGAGTATGATGGAGATGTTTATGTGTTTAACATTAGATAATTAGAGATATGAAAGATATTAAAAAGAGTGCTAGTTTAAAAAGCAAGGTAAGGGGTAAAGAAACACAATTTAAAATTGATTTAGATTATAGTCCAGAATACGATAGCTTCAATATTAAGGTAAAAAAGGGAGAAGGGTTTATGTCTTATACAGATGCCCTTCAAGGTTTGCCTTTAGATGTTGTTCAGAATATTAATGAAATGCTTGAAGAAATTTTGATTAAGGCTGGTTCTGAAACTGAAATGAAAGAATACGATAATGATTACGCTGATATAGGACAATTCTCTTTGCCAGATAGTGAGTGGAAAAAGACCGAAAAAGAATATATTGAGTTAGGTAAGAAAATTGTTAAAACTAAATTTAACGGAGATATAGGTAAAGCGTATGATTCTGTTGTACGCAATAAACGTGAATTTGGTGGAGATTTTCAAGCTGGAGTTTATGCTAGTGGTGGTGCGTTAGTAGGAAATCAAAAGCGTATTGATTTAAACAAAAACGGAAAAATTGATGCAGAGGACTTTAAACTTTTGCGTTCAAGTATGAATGGTGCGTGGAGAAACGACCACAAGCACGTTAATCATAATGAAGATTATGAAGTGCGTTATGCTAAACCAAAACCACATAGAAAAGGCTATAAAGGAGCAAGAAAATTTGGAGAAGGTGGTGGAATATCAAACTTTGAAAGATTGTCAAGGGTAGTAGCAAAGAATTACGAAGGAAAGCGAGTTAAACCAAAATACCAAAAAGAGTATGGCAAAACGTATAGCAAGTCAGAAGCTAAAGAGGTAGGTAACAAGGTTGCTGGAAAAGTAAAAGCAAATCAAAAAATGGCTACTGGAGGAAAAACTAACAGAGGTGGCATTATGGTATTGGCTAAAAAAATCCGTAAAGATGGGGAAAGCTGGAAAGATGCTTTAAAAAGAGCTGGACAACAACAGAAATAATTTAAAACTAGGCACTTATTTAATATTAGTAATAATAATTTTTTATATTTGTGCATTAAATCAAACTTAATATTATAAACACTATGGGAAAAATTGAAATTTTATTAGAAAAATTAGACAACAGAATTACATCATCTTTGGCTAAAAGATTAGATACGTTAGACGATTTAAGCGAAAAACTTGAAGCTTCTGGCGAAGATTATGAAAAAAATCCAACAGATGAGAACAGAGATAGTTACAATGAAGTAATTGATTATGTTGAAAAAATGGAAAATGGTATTATTCGAGATTTAGAAGCGTTATTAGAAAAAAGAAAAGCGGAGGAATTAGCTAAACAAACACCAGCTACACCACCAGAACCAGCTACACCACCAAAACCAAATATAACACCAGAAAATAAATCAGAAACTACATCAAGTAGTGAGGAGAAAAAAGAAGGTTCTGGAATATTGACTTTGGTTATTGGAAGTGTTTTACTATTTGCAAGTTTAGGAGCGATTAATTATTTCCGAAAACAATAGTAAATTAATTAAAAATTAAAAAAATGAAAAAAGGTCAAGTTATTGGATTAGTAATTACTGGATTAGCAGTAGTGGGTGGAGTAGCAGTTTACAATTGGGTAAGAAAACCAAAAACAAATCAAGAAGGTTTTTATAATATGTATGGCTACTAAAAATGGCTTATAAAATTTTACCATATAGCTTTAGAAAGGCAAAGGATTTGGGGGTAGTTATTAAACCATCCTCAAATATCCTTAAAAAAATTGATGTCTTTAAAAATGGTAAAAAAGTTGCTTCAATAGGTGCAAGAGGTATGAATGATTACCCTACTTATTTAGCAAAAGAAAAAAAAGGTAACTATGAAAAGGGTTACGCTAATAAAAGAAGGAAATTGTATAAAGAGCGACACGAAAAGGACAGACACGTTGTTGGTAGTGCTGGTTATTATGCGGATAAAATTTTATGGTAAATGGCAAATAAGAAGAAAATAATATTAATATCAATTGCTATTGCATTAGGGATAGGTGGCTTTGCTATTACTCAATGGTGGATAAAAAAAGTAACCAAAATTAGAGGTGGTATAGTTATTAAGCAAGAGTTTAAAGAACCTACTAATACAGAACCTTTAACTGAATAATTATGTATAGTAAAGTTATTATAAAATATCCAGATGTAAATAGAGCTTATGCCGAAAGTAAGAGTGTAAACTACTCTCAACAGAATGTAATTACTGCCAATACTAATTTATTAAAATCTATTTATTCTACTAACAAAAACGTAATAAATAAATGGGGAGAAATATTTGATATTGATAACTCTATTATAGCAAGTTTTATTGTTACAGAAAGTGGAGGTAAAGATGCTTCTCCTAATAGATATGGAGCGACTGGAATAATGCAAATGACTGCACCAGCGGTGTGGGAAACTTTAGCTAAATGGAAAACTATTGTAGGTTCAGATTTACCTAGTGAAGCTAAAGCATATTTTGATAAAGTATTGCCAGAAAGTAAAAGTTTTAATCCTAATGTACTACCTAGTACTACATTAAAAAATAAAATAACAAATTTATTACAAAAAGATAGAACGTTTTCTATTGCTTGTGGGGTTGCTAATTTAAGATGGCTTTTAGAAGCATATTCTAATAATTTAACATCGCCAATAAATAAAGTTATGGTTTCTTATAATGCTGGATATTACGGAATGAGAAATAAAATAAAAGGCAGTCCAACTACTGAATCTATGGTGGTTAATAAATCGATACCAATAGAGAGTAGAAGTTACTTATTAAAAATGCTAGGTAAAAATGGATTTATTCAATTGTATTTTGAAAATAAATTAGACCAATTGTAATATGAATTTACTATACGAAAATAAAGTACCAGCATCTTATAGAGTTGCATTTGTAGATAAGGTAAAAAAAATATCTGCTAATTTAGGCATTAACCCTAATTGGTTAATGGCTATTATGTATTTTGAAAGTGCAAAAACATTTTCTCCAAGCATTACTAATAGTATTGGGGCAACTGGATTAATTCAATTTCTACCAAGCACTGCTACATCTTTAGGTACTTCAACGAGTGAATTAAGGAAAATGACCGCAGTAAAACAATTAGATTATGTTGAAAAATATCTTGCAAAATACAAGGGAAAATATAAAAATTATATTGATGTTTATTTTGCAGTATTCTTTCCTTTAGCAATAGGTAAACCAGATGATTGGGTAATACAAGCCAAAGGAGTAAGTGCATCGGCAGTTTATAATTCAAATCCAGCTTTTAGAGTTCTTAAAGATGGTAAAATAAGGGTTTGGGAAGTAAAAAAAGTTATGTTAGAAAAATTACCTAGCGAATGGATAAATAATGGTAGTTTTGGTTTAGCAGTTAAGGCATACAAAAATTACATTGGAATTGGAATTTTATTAATCGTTGCTGGAGCAACATTATATTATAAATATGGTAGAACTAAATAGTACCGAAAAACAAGAAGTAAAAAAAGAAGTAAATTCTCAATTACACAAACATTTATCTTTGATTTTTGTTGGAGTAGGCATTGTGTCTTTTTCTTTTGGTATAGTAGTAAATTATTTAACGATTAAAAGATTAAATGGTAAAGCATAATGAAAATAAGCGGTAAAATATTAGATGTAACAAACGAACCGTTATATTTGACTAACATAACAATTATAACTGGGGGTCAATCTAATAAATTTGGTACAGTAGCAAATGAAGATGGGGAGTTTAATTTGGATAACGATATTATAAATGAAGATTCACAATTTAAAATTAGCTATCAAGGTTTCAAACCTCAATTTTTTAAAGCAAGTGAATTACAAAATAAAACAATAAAACTAGAGGAAGATATAATAGGACTTAAAGAAGTAATTATACGACCAAAAGATAAGCCAAAAAATATAATTACAAAAAACCAAGACAACAACATAAAACAACATTTACAAAAGCACAAAATTGCTTATGCTGGATTAGGGGGGATAGTAGCCATAGCACTAATAGGATTATCAATTAAAAAATTAAAATAATTATGGAAGCACCAGCAGTAGCAACACCAGATGTAGCACCAGCACCAGCACCAGCAGTAGTACAAGCACCAGCACCAGCACCTCAAATGTCAGATGGTGGAGCAATGGATTCAGTTGCAAAGCCAAAAATGAATACAAAAGATATTATCATTAGCTTATTGTTAATTACAGTATCTATTTACGGAATTGTTTATTACAGAAAAGCAATCAAAAATATTGACGAACAAATTTCGCCAGAAGAATTTGATAACATTGCTGGAATGGTAGATGAACACGATGTGAACTTGAAAAAAGCATTGGGTACTAAATATAAAAAAATGTAATTATGGGAATGATATATACTCTTATATGTAACGATGGAACAAAATATGTAGGCGACCAAACCAAAACTTGTGCAAACAATGGAGGTACATTAAGTTCAAGTGGAGGAACTGTTGGGAATTTTGATTGGAATAAAGGAGAAAAGTTTGATTGGAGTAAAGTAGTTACTTCTCCTATTTTTACTGGCTCAACATACCAACAAGTACTTTGTAAAGATGGTACTACTAGAACGCAAGAAAATAATCCAAATGCAAGAATTATGGATGCGTGTAGAGATAATGGTGGTAGAGCAGAAAATCAAATAATACCATTCAAACCAACAAGCGAAATTGTAAAACAACAAAATTCATTAAAGATAGGTGAAAAATTAACCGCAGAAGATAAGTTTTATGAAAAATTAGGTATTAAATATCATAATACGCATATGTTTGGTCGCCCTTCGAGAACAAAAGGCAGACTTTTAGTATTGGTAGTTTTAGTCGGAGGTTACTTCGCATACAAAAAATTTAAAAAGTAAAATTATGGCAAAAGCAGTAAATGGGTATTTCAAAGCAATGTTGGAAGCCAAAAAGAAAAAATCATCATCGTTTGTTTACAACGGTAAAACTTATGTAGCTTCAAAAACAAAGACTGGAGTTATGGTATATAAAGCTAAATAAAAAATTATGAAAGTAAATAAATTAATAGTATATGGTGCAGTTGCAATAGGTGGAATTGGTTATTATTTGTTGAAAAAACAAAAAAAATCTTCTGATATACTTTCTGATATAGATTCTGAAACGCCAATCATTACAACTCCAACAATATCTCCAGAAGAACAAAAAAAAATATTTGAAAAGGCTAACACTGCTTATCAAGGTGGTGTAACTCTAACTAAAGATATTGTAAAAGAAGTTGTAAAATTAAAAGAAGAAGCAGTTGCTCAAATAAAAGATTTGAATTTAGAGAAAGAGTATCTAGCTTGGAAAGCTAATGAGATTCAACAACCAGTATCTATTCAAAGTCAACAATCCAAAGCAGATAAAATTGAAGAAAATTGTGATTTACCAAGCGTGGGATGGGATGCAAATATTGTTGAAAATTACATAAAATCATTTAATACACTTACTACTAAATTAATTTTAAATAAAGATTTAAAAGATTTAGGTTCATTGTATAAAGACACGTGTGGAAATATTTTGATGAAACCATCTACAAATGCTATAACTGCGGAAGCGTTGCTTAAAGACGATGGTTTTTACGGAAAAACTGGATTTGGAAGTGCAGTTCCTAATGTAAATTATTATGTTAAGAATAAAAAAGTTTATTTATTACCTTCAAAATTGATTGAGGAATATCGAATAAAATATTTAGCTCCTCACGAATTATATTTGAAAAACTTACCAGCACTTGACCCATCTCTTGCTACACCAGCACAGTTTGCTTTATATCCACCACAAGGTATATGGGTAAATGAGCCAAAATATCTTTATTCAAGTCACTTAGTAGGTTGGTTTGACAAAGCAATGTTAAAAACACCTACTAGTGCTTTAGATGTAAGTAATGCAGATTTTAAATATTTAGTTTTAAATCCTAGAGTAAGAAACAAGAATAGTTATTATGTAGACCAATTTGGTAATATAAACACAATTCCAACTGAATTTTCTCCAAACGGAGATTCTAAAGCACCATTCTACGAAATTGCAGAATATAGAATAAAAAATAACATTACTTTTTAAAAATATGAAAACAAATAAATTAATAGTATATGGTGCAGTTGCATTGTTAGGCTATTACCTATACGACAGAAACAGAAAAATGAAATTAGTTTCAGATTTAAAAGATGGAGCTAATACTGATTTTGTACAAGAAGTAGTTGATGATAAAGAAGCCAATTGCCGAAAAGAATGGGTAGAAAAAATAGGTAGTACATCAAGATTTAATAGTCATGAAGCTAGAAAAAAATCTGAAAGCGATTATCTTGCATCTTGTTTAAAAAATAAATAAAATGAATATGAACCAAGTAACTTACGGAAACCCAACACAAGAAAACAAAATTTTTATTGAACAAAAAGGTTTTATGGATGAACTTTTTGTACAGTTTGACGAGGATTCATTTCCTTTAAATGATTCAGAACTAGTTAAAGACGAACTAAATGAAATTGTCGATTATGTAAATTCAATAAGCGATGAAGAAAATAAAGCGTTTTTAACTAGATACAAATCTTACGATAGAAGTTTAATTCAAACTATTACTACCACATTTAAACAAAAAGGTATTGATGTTGAAAGTATTTGTGAAAATATAATTACTGATACTAAAAATTTAATTTATAAATTAAAGTATTTTTATCAAAGACCAAGACCTTATCAATTAGCACAATACTACAAATTAAAATTATTTCCTTATAATAGTTTTACTTCAAGTACTCCATCTTATCCATCTGGACACACTTTACAAGCTTATGTTATTTTAAATGTAATAGCTGATAAGCACCCTAATGAATATCAATTTTGCAAAGAGATGATTGATGATATTGCTTATAGTAGATTGTATTTAGGATTACACTATCCAAGCGATAATGATTTTGCAATACAAATAGCCAAGAAAATTTTACAACACCCAAATTTCACTAAAAAATATGAAATATAACAATATGGATAATTATGAAACATCTAGAATACGACTTACAAGTTGCAGTTTGTAGATATTTAAGCTATCAATATCAAGAAATACTTTTTACTTCTGATACTATTGCTAATTTAAAATTAACGCCTACACAAGCTGGTCGAAATAAAAAAATTCAAAAAACTGGATTTTCTACTCCAGATTTATTAATTTTAGAACCGAGAAACGGATTTAGCGGATTATTTATTGAGCTTAAATTAGAAAGTCCTTTTAAAAAGAACGGAGAAATTAAGGCATCAAAAGATGACAGATTAGAAAATCAATTAAAAGCAATAAATACTCTTAAAGAAAAAGGTTATTCAGCGCATTTTAGTTGGGGTTTTGATATGACTAAAGAAATTATTGATAATTATTTAAACCAATAATATGAACCAAGAAACAAACAACATCTCCAGCGTACTGTTGGAACTTAACAAAACCATTCAAATAATAGGTACAGAAAAGCTTTTGGACTTATTGAAAATTTCAAGAGAAAATAATAGTGATTTAGGCGATGAAGTTAAGTCAAAATCTCAAATCATTATTAAAATTGTCTGTGATGAATTTAACATCAAAATTGATGACTTTTATTCTCGAACAAGAAAAAACAATAGGAGATATGCAATAGGCATTACTGCAATGATTCTTAAAGAACATTTAAAACTTGATGTAGCGGACATATCCTATTTAATTAAGAAGCCAAATAATCTAGTTTCAATATATTGTAGTGAGGTTAACGAATTAAATCCAAAACATAAATCGGATATTAACATAATTGAAAAAATTAATAACATAAACATAAAACTTAATAACTTAAAAAATGACTAATCAAGAAACAGTTGTAGAAGCACAAATAATGGATGATTTTTCGCCTTTAGATGCACCAGTAAAACAGAGGTCTTATACCCAACACAAAGTATATTCAGATTCAGATGTAGTTCCAGATTTGGAAGAACCGAGTTTTCAAGCACCTAACTTTAATGATTTTGATGAGCCAAGTGCGGAAGAAGAAAAAGAACCAGCCAAACCTTTTAATGAAGCTTATAGTGAGTTAGATGGTAAAGAAAAAACAATGGGTGCGGAAATGATGGCAGAAATGACATTAGACATCTATGAAAAAGGTTGTGGATTTTTAGGTAAGTTACCAGAAATAAACGAAAGTAAACTTGACCAATTAATTGCAGAAGGAGAAATAGACCCAGATATTCAGTTACCAACTGAAAGTGGAAACATAGGCGTTAAAGATTTTGCAGTTGAATATAACAGTAGCATTAAAGATGCTTTTGAAGTAAGTGAAGATTTTAAGAACAATGTAAGACCACCGCTTATTCGTGTTTTCAAAAAACGTGGAATAGGTATGACTGATGAGCAATTGTTAGCTTATTACTTTGTTACGGATTTAGGAACTAAAACCGCACAAGCATTAATGTTGCGTAAAACATCTAAAAACATTTTAGAATCTTTAAAAGAAAATACTATGGCTATTAGGGAAAGTCAAAGACCTACCGCAAAAGCTCCAACTCCAACTGCTCCAACACCTCAAAAGGAAGAAAGCGTTGAATATTATGAAGAAGTTTCTGAAGTAGAAATTAGAAAACCAAGAGTTAAACCAAAAACCGTAATAGAGGAACAACTTCAATATTTTGAGCCAGAAGAAGATAGTGTTTATGCTAATTTATCAGACAAAGGTGGTTTTAAAGAAGAATTTATAGAGCCAAATGGTATGCCACAATTCGGAGATAAAGATATGTTGTCGAAACTTGAAAAATTAAGTGAAGAACCAACAAAGCCAATTAGAGCAAGAAAAAAATCAACAACAACAACTAGAAAACCAAGAACACCAAGAACTAAAAAATAATGGAAGAAAGAGAGCCAAAATTAGGCGTTGCGGTGGGTCGAAAAGGTTGTGGTAAAACATATCAAACAACAAAAATGATTCAAAGCTATATATTGGGCAATCCCTCAAAAGGGGTTGCTCCTCGTAGAGCATTAATTTTAGATGTTAATGATGAATTTGAAGATTTTAAGGCATTAAAGCTTTCAGATGTAATGCGATTTTCAGCGCACCCAAGAATTGAAGCGAGAAGGATAAGACCTTTTCACGACAACGGACAAAGAATGACAATTAATGAAATTCAAGATACTTTATTTAAAATTTTAAATGATTTTAGAGGTGGTTTATTGCTTATTGAGGATGTTAACAGATATATATCGGATTATTTACCAAATGACCTTGTTGGTGCTATATGTACTAACAGACATACCGACACCGACATTATCTTACACTTTCAATCGGTGGGTAGGGTATCTCCGAAAATATGGCAAAATTTAAGCTGGATTAGGTTTCATAAAAATACCGATAGCGTTGACAAACATCGAAACAAGTTTGAAGATAAATATGAAATGCTGAAATTAGTAGAAAATTATGTTAATAATGAGTATCATAATTTTAATAACCAAAGATATTTCTGTTATGTGGATATTGAAGATGAAAAAATAAAAGGAGTAGATAGAAAAAGATTTGAAAGTATTGTTGAGCAATATATTGGGGAAAATTACAAAAAACTAATTACACCAATGTTGCAAAAAAGGGATTTAGGTAAAGGCTCTAAAGTGCATACACCAGAATCAGCAGTAAAGTATCAAAAGCAAAGAATTATAAGTTATTATTTAGATTAATATGAGCAGACAAGAGTACGTTGATAAGTATTTATCAAAATGGGTCAGTAGAAAACTAATAGTTTTTGTAGTTGCATCAACTGGACTTTTTATGAAATCAATTGAAAGTGGAGATTGGGTAATAATTGCAGTAACCTATATGTCAGTAGAAGGAGCAATAAGTGTAGTAGAAAAAATTTATAAAGCAAAATCAAATGGACAATAAAAATTAAAAATTATGAAATTATCAGAGCATTTAGATTTAGCAGAAGTAACAAGGAGTGAAACTGCAAAAAGAAAAGGTATTAGCAATATGCCAACACCAGAGCATTTAGAAAATTTTAAAAAATTGGCTAATAATATTTTTGAACCAATAAGAAAACATTTTAAAGTGCCAATTCACATTTCAAGCGGATATAGAAGTAAAGCATTAAATACTGCTATTGGTGGTAGTTTAACAAGTCAGCATTGTTCTGGAGAAGCTATTGATATTGATATGGATGGTAGTTCTAATGGAGTTACCAATAAAATGGTATTTGAATTTATTAAAGCAAATTTGAATTTTGACCAATTAATTTGGGAGTTTGGAACAAAAGATGCACCAGACTGGGTTCACGTTTCATTTGAAACTGCTGGGAAACAACGTAAGCAAATTTTGATAGCATTTAAAAATGGTGGGAAAACTGCATATAAACCTTATGCGTAACAATTAAAAATTATGATTACAACAATTAACAAAAATAGAATATACATATCGGTATTGCTAATGTTATGCTTAATATTAGTTTCACAACTATTTCAAAAATGCGAAAGTGAGAAATTACAATTGGCTAACGTAAAAGCACTAAATAGTCAATCCAAAGTTTATAAGCTTAAAAATGGACAATTAGTAACAAGCGTTGAAAGTTTATCTTATACCAATAGTCAGCTAAAAAACTCTATTGTAATGAAAGATAAAAAAATTAAAGAGCTAACTAATAAATTTTCTAAAGTTCATTCTGTAACAAAGTATGTTACCAATACAAAATTTGACACAATCAAATTAACATACAAAGATTCAATTCCGTGCAATTTTGAAAGGATAGGAAGCGATTTAAAAAAATGGTATCATATAGCTTATAAGTCAAATCAAAAAGGAGTTGAAATTACAGAGTTAAGTATTCCAGATAGTGTTATTGTAGTAACTGGAGATAAAAGAAAATGGTTTTGGGGTAAGCGAACAACTACAACAGATATAACACACGCTAATCCATTTGTAGAAACACAAAGTATTCAGCATATAGAAGTAAAGGAAAAAAACAAGTGGTACAATAGCACAATTTTTAAAATTGGTGTTGGTTTTATTGGTGGTGGATTATTATTAAAATAAATAAAACTTTTTAAGTAGGCGTTTATTCAGTTTATTTTTTAAAAAAGTTGTTTTAATAATATTTATTTGTTATACTTTTGAAAAATGATATTGTATCTGTATATAAATATTATTTAAAATTGTTTTCATAATTTCTAATTATTCATTCTGTAATGAAAAACGAGTTAATAACATTATTAAAAGCTATCGGAGTTGTGGTTGTAGGCGTTTTGATTGCAAACACACTTGAAAGAAAACTTTTATCAAGCAAAGTAGATGCACCAATGGTAGCACCGACAAATGAGTAAAAAAAATTAAATTAAAAATTCTAAAAATAGAAAAAATGTCAAATGTTCGTAAATATTTAGCCAATGCACAAAGAAATGCAATGGAATCTTTCTCAAACGCTGATGGTTTCATCGACAACGATTTATCGTTTACTGGAGATGA